AAAAGGAGCCGATCTGGATTTGTTTGGTTTGAAGGATAGTGAAACCCCTACTTCGCAGAGCGGCGGAGGCGGTCTACATTTCTTTTTTGCATACGAACCATTGAGCAATTCGGTGCGGTTCGCTGATCTTTACGATATTCGTGGCGATGGAGGGTATATTATCGTCCCGCCCTCCTCTCACCAAAGCGGTGGATCGTATGAATGGCTTATCCCGCTTGGAGCCGTTGAACCACAGCCGTTTCCCGAATCTATCAAGGCGAAATTAAACGCCAAGCATTCGCACGCTGACGCTATCACCTCCATTGTTGGCGAAGGTTCTCGCAATCAAACAGCTACGTCCGTAACGGGGACGCTTCTTGCACGCTTTTCTCCGACAGAGTGGGAATCAAAAGCATGGCCATTGCTCCGTGGTTGGAATTACAGCCACTCTAAACCACCTCTTGCCAACGCCGAACTACGCTCTATTTTCGATTCCATCACCAAATCGGAAGTAAATAAGCGCAAGATGACATCCGAAGGGGTGGCTCATTTTTCGGATGACGACCTTCGTTCCAATATCGAAGAGATAGAAGATAATGGCTTGCTTGTCAGCATTCCTACCAACGAAGGGATAGCCCGTTTTGTATTCCGAGAAATCGAGCAAAGCAGTAACCATGACATCGACACACTCCTATCCGTAGAGTTTCACATTCCAGGATCGGCACCTAAGCCATTTACGGCCCGCGTGAATATCATCTCGCTCACCACACGCTCGACGTTTGCTCGTGAGCTTCAGGCCCTCGGAAAAGGTATCGAGTGGCGCTTATTAATGAACACAGCCTGCGAGACGGCCATTAAATATCTAGCCGAGCGCGATACAAGCATCGACCTATCCACGATCCCAGACGCTCAAACACAGACGCTATTTTATCCGTTTTTGTACAAGGGTACAGCCAACCTTTTGTTTGGAGATGGTGGCACCGGTAAGACGTATATGGGGCTACGCATGGCCCTTTCTTTGGTATTCGGTATCGAATTTTTGGGATACAAGCCGCAGGAACAAACAAACGTACTCTTTATCGATTATGAAGATACGGAACAAACGGCTTCGTTCCGTATAAGCCAGCTTTGTCAAAAAATGGGCCTAGATGCCGAGCAGGCCAAGAAACGTGTCCGATACTTCAATCCTGGCGGTAAGCCCCTTTATACGGTCATTCCAGCCCTTAAAAAGGTCATCCGTGAACATGATATTGGTTTTGCCTTGGTCGATTCGGTGGCTTCAGCCTGTGGGAATGAACCCGAGCGAGCCGAGTCGGCGGTGAAGTACTACAATGCTTTACATGTTTTAGGCGTGACTAGCCTCTCGATTGCGCATATCGCCAAATCTACTGCTGGCCAAGGTGGAAATCAGGATTATGCCTTCGGTTCTATTTTTTGGCATAACCTGGCTAGAAATACATGGAATGTCCAAGGAGAAGAAGAAACTGCTCAAGACGAGCTTGCCTCTATTGCAGGAGATAGTGCTAAGCAACTCGGTCTTTTCCACCGGAAGTGCAATAACGGAAAACGTCATCGGCCTATACCTCTTAGGGTGGTTTATAGCCCAGATGGTGTGCGCTTCGAGAGTGGCAATCTTGGTTTTTGGGAATCCAAGTTACCAGTAGGGGATCGTATCCTTCGTCTTCTCCGTTCCCAAAACCTGACGAGGACGGAAATCGATACGGCGTTAGACGACATCGAAAAGAATACGATCAAGGTGGCTTTGAGACGACTTAAAGACCAAAATCTGATCTGGTTGGATGGTGGCCAAAACGGGGTTTGGCGCAGAGGTAAGCAAAATACCGCTGTACCCCATATTCAACCAGAGGTACAGAAAGGCACCTCTTCCGAAGTCCGTACCCCTTATACCGATATTTAGGCCAATGCTAGCTAAATATATACGGGTACACCTATGAGGTACATATTTTTTTAACAGAGAATATAGGGATAGGGGTACAAATCCCTATCTCTATAGGGACGTACCCCACCCAAAAACAGGAAGGAGTCCGTACCCCAAATGGTGGGTTGGTCGAAGGAGCTAAGGTGGCGCTGGATTATTTTGTCGGGGAGCTTTAGGTGGTATGATCTCCCCATATGGCTCTTCCAAGAAAGAAGATTACCCGCGAACAGGTACTGGCCGTCATCGAACATATCGAGGATGGCGAAACCGAGGCTGAAGCCTGCCGAATGGTTGGAATACCGAATAGTTCGTTTCGAATGGCGGCTTTACGCGAAGAGGTAAGCGTAGAATACGCGCGGGCTTTAGCTGCTCTAGCAGGAGATCAAGCCAATAAACTCGAAGAAGTTGTGCGGGATATGCGTGACGGGAAGGTTGACTGGCAAGTAGCTCGTGTTGAAATTGACGCTCGTAAATGGTTTGCGTCGAAATTCCTTCCGCGTCGCTATGGCGACAGGGTTGACGTAACGACTAATGGCAAAGACTTACCTACTCCGATCCTTGGCTATGTACAGCGCAACGACAGCAACTCGAAAGATCATGGCGATGAAGAGCCGAATCAGGGGAGTGCAGGGGGGAACCTCGGCGAGCAAGACGGTATCGGTGCTTTTATGCCTGATTAACATGGCGCAGTCGGATAAGATTCCGACGCTAACCAGTATTGTTTCCGAATCGTTCCCGCATTTGAAGCGTGGCGTGATCCGAGATTTTCTCTCAATCATGCAGACGCATAACTACTTCAAGCCGGCATCTTGGAATAAGACGGACTGTATTTACACGTTCGAGACTGGTAGCCGTATTGAGTTCTTTTCGGCAGATCAGCCAAGCAAGGTTCGTGGCCCTCGTCGTGATCGTCTGTTTATCAATGAAGCGAACAATGTTCCGTATGAAGCCTTCGATCAGCTTGAGGTTCGTACCCGTGATTTTGTTTTCCTGGACTGGAATCCTACGAACGAGTTTTGGTTCTATACGGACGTGCAAAAACGTTCCGACGCGGAGTTAATCATCTTGACCTATCGGGACAACGAAGCACTCGATCCGCAAATCGTAGCTTCGATAGAACAACGCAGAGACAAAAAGAGCTGGTGGAGGGTCTACGGGGAAGGTCAGCTAGGGGTCACAGAAGCGCGTATATACGTCGATTGGGATGTTATTGATGAAATACCCCATGAAGCCCGTCTTGAGCGCTACGGGCTTGATTTTGGCTATACAAACGATCCTTCAGCCATCATTGCTATCCACCGATACAACGAAGGGTTCATCATGGACGAGATCGCCTTCCAAAAAGGGCTAAGCAATCGGCAAATCGCAGACATCTTCGGAAATAATAAATCCGCACTTGTTATTGCCGACAGCGCAGAACCGAAAAGTATCGATGAGATTCGGAGTTTTGGTGTGAATATTTTGCCGGCCCTGAAAGGGCAAGGAAGCGTGAACCAAGGAATCCAGTTCGTGCAGGACCAGAAGATTTCGGTAACGAAGCGTAGCCTCAACATCCTGAAAGAGTACCGAAACTACCTGTGGCAAACCGACAAGGATGGAAAGATTATCAACGTGCCGGAAGCTGGATACGATCACGCGATGGATGCAATCCGTTATGGGTTAAGTAATTTCAAACCAACCGGTCAGAAGGCGAAGCAATTTACCCCTACGAACTCCATGGCTTATCGACACCGTACGATTGTTCCGCCTGGAGCACAGAGCCTTAGGTCGTGAGAAGGATTCCGATAAAAATAACCACGATCAGGACTAGAATCCGCACGGACCATTTCAAAAATGTGACCATACGCATTGAAGCGTGATATAAAGCTAGCAATATGTCGATCATCAACTCGATACAGCGGGATAATCCGATCACCGGCGAACCGAAAAAGCCTGATCTGCAAATCCAAGTGGATGAACAGAAGGGCATGGTGACGAGCGACCCGTCATCGTACAATCCGACCGAAGAGGAGCGATTGATGCGTCAGATGGTTATCTTCCATTTCGCTCTTGGATATACGAACATGTATCGTCCGCGTGTCGAGTTTAATGATCTATCTACCATAGGCCGTGACCAAACAGACTTCCTTGCGTGGAATACCTACCAGCCGAATAATGGCGATCCTTACGCTGGCGATCTTATTGGCGGTTGGCAGTCTAACGCTGTGCGTCCTATTGAGCGCAACAAGGCCATTTCCATCGCTGCTCATGCTACTGCTAGGGTATTGTTTCCTCGTGTATTCGCTTTCGATAGCGCCTCTGATTATCAAGAAGACGCGGCCAAGGTCATCGAAGACCTCATGGAATGGTGTGCCGAGAAGTACGACTACGCCTACACAGCGCTCCAAGCGGTCATCCAGGCGCTAGTCTCGCCGGCGGCTATCATCCATACCGAGTACGCCGAGGTATACCGTGAGGTGAAACGTGAAAAACAGGCAGATGGCAAATGGCGTAAGGAAAAGATTTTAGATGAAACGATGTCCGGCTTCCGTGACACGGTAGTCCGAACAGACCAGTTTTTTATTGAGAACTTCTACGAACCTGACATTCAAAAGCAAGGCTGGTTGATATGGCGACGTGTGCAGGACCACCGGCTGATGAAAGAGAAGTACGGACACTTGGAGAACTTCAAATACGTTAAGCCTGGGATGCAGGCGCTGTTCAACGACGCTAACCAAGGCTTCTACTACGTCTATGATCCGAACATGCGTCAGTACCAAGATGAAGAAGTTTTATACTGGAACAAGTCGATGGACTGCTTCTTGGTGCTTGTCAATGGAATTTTGGTTACTCCGGCGGATAATCCGAATCCTCGCTGGGATAAGCAGTACCCGTTCGCCAAGTTTGGCTACGAGATTATTGATTCGACTTGCTTTTACTTTAAGAGCTTGGTTTTCAAAATCTCGCATGACGCGGCCATCATCAACACGCTCTATCCAATGATTATTGATGGAACGTACTTGAACGTCATGCCTCCGTTCCTGAACACGGGCGATGAAATCATCACAAGTAATGTCATCGTGCCAGGACAGGTAACGACGTTATCGTCGCCGAACGCACAGCTCACACCGATCAAGATGGGAACTGATCTGAAGTCGGGCTTTGAAGCCATGAACAAGGTGGAAGAATCCATCAATCAAACCTCTGAACAGCCCATTGCCCAACAGGGAGGTGGGACCACGGCCTACGAAATCTCGAAGATTGAGCAGGAAAAACAGGTACAGTTGGGCCTGTTTGTGCAGATGATCGGCTCTTTCATCAAACAGTTCGGTCGTCTTCGTTTGAACGACATTCTCCAGCACCTGACTGTCGCACAAGCCGATTCGATTACGGACAACCCGCAGTTGGTCTACAAAACGTTCATCCTGAACAACAAAGACAAGTCCTCGAAGGCCAAGCATAAAAAAATCAAGCTGGATGATGGTCTGTCGGATGAACCGATGTCGAATGATGACAAGATGGACCAGTCGTACAAAACGCTTGAAAAACAGGGAGGCGACCAGTCCGAAACTGAACTCCTGCGTGTGAACCCGCGTCTCATCCGTGAGCTTCAATACATGATTGTCGTATCGCCTGATGTGCTGAACCCGCGCTCGGAAGATGTGGAGCGTGCGTACATGCTCGAAGCCTACGACCGTGCCATTCAAAACCCAACTCTCGATCAGGACATGGTAACGCGAGACTTCCTTCTCATGGCCTATCCGCGTAGTGCGAAAGACCCAGACAAGTACCTCAAGTCCAAGCAGGGAGGCGGTCCGATGGCTCAACTTGTTGGTTCTGCCGTGGGAGGCCAGCCGATGCCACAGATGGGCGGACAGCCTCCACAGGGTGCGCCGGCACAAGGACAACCACCACAGCAACCAGCCGGAGGTCTTAAACCAATGCTCTCGGGAATTGCTCCTCCTCCGCCAACGGGCTAACATGAAGCGATATGCCAGCACCATCCTTCAAACCACAACTCACCACTACTCAATGGCTAGAGCTTCCGCATGAGATTCGTATGCGGTTGAAAGCTGTATTCGGAATCATGCAATCGCGTCCGACCGAGGTCGTAAACAATACCGTGGTATCCGATGGCCATTCCCATGGAGATTTGGCTAAGATAAACGTAGAATCCATGCAGAAGTTTCTGAAGAGCGATGAAACCGAGTTCTTCAAACTACTGGACGAAACCATGAACCGTATCTACGCAGACCATGAAGCCGAATTGGAAGCGAAGTTCGACAAGGAGAACGATAAGCGGGTGCGTTTGAAAGAGGAGAAGGTAAAAGCCATGAAAGAAATGGCTAAGGAAATGCAGGACTTGGTAGATGATGTATCTGCAGACGTTCCAAAAAAGCGCGGACGACCTAAAAAGCAGGAAGCCTAGTATGAAAGTGTTTATCGTCTACTCCAAATCGCCAGATAGGATGGGCGTGTGTACGCCAGCAACCGAGGCCGAAACACAGGCGTATCTGAACGAACTTGGTGAAGGACAGTGGGTTGTGAAGGATGACGAACCATCCTACGGATGTAACTCCGTGCAGGGACGAACGCATTACATATTCAAAAAAGCCTAATGAAGTGCAACTCTTGTAAGAAAGAACGAAACGGTCCTCTAACGTGGTCTGACCGTTTCAAATCGTGGGTGCTTAAACATTTGCAGGACGAACTCTCCGACGAGAAAGCAGACAGCTTCACATCCGGCTTTGGGGATGGCTATAAAAAAGGCTATGAAGAGGCGGAAAAGCGCGCGAAAGAACAAACCGAGTTCCATCACAAATACGAATGCGGGAAAGGCGGTCTTCCTATGGGAGTTCAGGTCGATCTCCGTGACGTACTCGATGCCAGACCCGATGCTAAAGGAGTCTATCACTTGCATATCGGGGGCAGTCCCCTTAAAGATGCAGATGCCAAACAGCTAAAGGCGGAAGCGGACTCTTTGCTTCGCATGAGACTTTGGACTATCATGCAGGAGACGGTAAAGCAGAGAGCGATTGAAAAGGCCGTCCTCAATTCCGAGAATTGGGAGCAAGCTTTGGCTGGGAAGATGATGCTGCACGATTTGGGCCTCATCCGCTCCATAGCCGAAGGCGCAGCGAAGTACGGTTCGTTACAATCGAAGACGTAAGCTGGGGACACATTTTGGGGGATAACCAAGGTGTGAAGGGCTTTGTTTTTAAGCTCCCCAGCTTCCAAAGCGTTTCTCACCTTCGTCGTCCCCCAAAAGGGGATTATTTTTATACTTGATTCCGTTCCAACGGACTCACGGAGCAACGCCGCCTCCGGCCAATGCGGTTCATCAAATCTATGGCAAACGAAGGTCAGGGAGTTGAAGCAAAGACTGAAATCGCTCCCATTCAGTCAACAGGCGTTGAAACCAAATCCACGGAAGCGCCGGTGGAAGACCCCGAAGTCAAGCTGAACGCTCTCTTGGAAGAGAACGCGAAGCTGACCGAGGAGCGCGACAACTATCGCGCGGCTACGCTTGCCTTGAAAGGTAAGAAGGACATGGCAGACATGGACCTTACCGATCCGGTGCAAATGGAGGCTTACATTAACAAATCCATCGAGAACCGTTTGCTTCAAGAAAAGCAGGCATCCTCTGATGGCGCATTGGCCGACTACGCAAAAGAGCTGGCACGCAAGAACAAAGAACTTGCGCTAGCCCTAAACGCCAAGTCTTCCGTTTCAAACGTCGCATCGGGTGGCGGTGGCACAACCACTGGCACCACGTCCGTTGGAAGCTATTTCTCTCCTGAACAGCAAGCCGAATTAAAAAAGCGGTGGAAAGCGCAGGGAGTTCCAGAATCCCAACACGATGAGATGTTGAAAAAGTCGGAAGAGATGGCGAAGCGTAATCCGTCAGGCGCTATCTAAGGTCCTGCGCTCAAAGCATAGGTTTTCGGTTAACTTCTACCTCTATGGCTTTGGGTGACATCCAAATCTATGACGAAGGTGCATATGGCTATCCTGGTGATGCTTTTTTCACCGTAGCTTCCGGCACTACGTCGTCCATCCTTCCTGGTACTCCGGTTGCGAAAACGCTTGGCAATTCGACGGGTAACGTCGTTGCCGCCGCTGGTAATAACTTCCCTGTCGTTGGAACGGATTATACCGCTGGTATCGCCTCGTCCACGTCCACGGAAACCACCAGCCTCGCTGGTACGGTTAAGGTCACAAAACTCGACCCGAACCTCACCTACATCATTGCTCCGAAAGTAGCAGCGACATGGGACACGCAGGCCGAATACGACGCTCTTGTGGGCGCTCGTGTGCTTATCGACCTTACGACCGGTGTTTACACCATTCTCGCTTCCGATTCTGCGAACAATGGTTGTGTTGTCGAACCGCTCGACATTTCGAAATATCCTGGTCGCGTTCGCTTCTCGATCCGCGCCGGTGCTTCGTACAAAGCCTAATTCTTGACCAGACAATTCGTAACCGAATATGTTTACCGAGTCACAAAATCTGGCCATTGTCCGCACCGAGCTGGATACCGTTTTCTACCAGCAGTTTGCGTATGATGGAACTGATCCTGGCATCGCAACCGCGCGCTCCGGTCAGATTTTCAAGCCAGTATCTATCGATAACCTTCAGTACATTGGTGAAATCAACTCCGACGTAGGTCTGTGGCCTAAGATCGGTGAGGTCCAAGTCGTCCCCACGGCAACCCCGAAGGTAACGAACAAATGGACGGTGCAGGTCGCCGACTTCGCCAATAGCATCGAGCTTTCGAAAAACCTTTTCGATGACAACATGCACGGCGTTTGGTCGAACGATGTGTCCAAGTTCGCTCGCAAAGCAACGATTACGCAGGACCAGAATGCGTTTAATCTGTTCAAAAACTCGTTTACCACCCAGCTTACGGCTGACGGTGTCTCGCTGATTAACGCAGCGCATCCGCTCATTCAGGGTGGTACGACCTCGAACGTGGTCACGGGTGCTTTGACATCGACGACGCTGAACAACGGTATCGTCAAACTTCGCACGCAGGTTGACCAGAACAACGTCATTCAGGGTGGTGTTCCGTCGATTCTCTTGGTTCCGTCTGAATTGTTTAAGACGGCTATCGAAGTCACGGAATCCGCTCTCGTGTCTGACTCTGCCAACAACGCGCTCAACATCTACCGCTCGGCTTACGGTATGCAGGTGATGACCACCCCGTACCTCTCGGCCGCTGCCGGTGGCTCTGCTACCGCTTGGTGGTTGCTGACGCGCGACCACTCGGTTATCCGCGTGATCCGTCAGGGCATTGAAACCGCCCTCCGCGACTGGCGCTACTCGAACAACCGTACCTATCTGTATCAGGGTAACTTCCGTGAGGAGGTCTACGCGCCTGACTACGCTGGTATCGTTGGTTCGACTGGTTAATTCTTTAACCTCGCTCCTATGGCAGGTTCTAATTTCTGGGCACCGCTCACCGATGGTTCGGATGCCGCTCTTACCTCCGCGGATGGTTCCGCTACGGGTAACAGCGGACAGGGCGTATGGCTGGCCAAGTGTTCGGGGATACCTCCGACAACGGCTAGTATCTACGAACCAGGATGTCTGATGATCCGTTACGACAACGGAACGACCTATCAGAATACCGGAACGTTGGCCTCTCCGACGTGGACGTTGAATGGTACGGGTTCAGTTGGTCCTACGGGTCCGACTGGCTATACCGGCTTCACCGGTCCTGCGGTCACTGGTCCGACTGGTTATACGGGTTACACCGGATTTACCGGTCCGGCAGGTCCGACGGGTGCGACGGGTTACACCGGCTACACTGGATACACGGGTCCAGGGCCGTAATGTCCGTTTCCTTTGCCCTTTTACGGGGGCAAGGATAAACCGATATTCCCCATGCCATACACCATTGCCACTCTCAAGAATGATGCTGCGGCTCGTTTGCATGGAACGACCATCAACTCGATCCAAAACTTCTACGGTCTGTGCAATCAAGCAGCGTCCGACATCCTGCTTCGTATTGATCCGCAAGAAACGAAGCGCATCGTAGAAACGCCACCCATATTCAATGGAGTGTGGGATTATGCTGCTCCTGTGGATTTGAAGGGTAATCGTGTGATTGATCTGCGCCCGCAGTTCACGCGCTATCCGAATGATGTTTGGACGCAGAGCTACAATCAGGCATTTGATCTGACCAAGAACAACATGCCGTTTGCGTTGCAACCGGATTTCACCATCAACTTCAATACGGGCCTGAAAAGCCTCCGTATAAATTCACCGAACCTCACTCCAGGCGTAGTCATTTCGTATGTAAACAACGTGAACTCGAATGGCACATGGACGGCCGGAGGGGACGCATCGAATATCCAGCAGGACCAAATCAACTTCATCGTTGGTGGTTCATCGTTGAGTTTCGATTTGAGCGGAGTAACCGGCACTGGATACTTGGAAAATACGACGCTTGAATCCGTGAATATCGCCGAGCAGATCAACCAAGCTACGGAGTTCCTGTATACATTCATGCCGACGGCGCTGGACTTTACCTCCGTGGAGTATCGCTGGGGTTCGGATATTTCCAACTACTACAAGGTCACGCAGACGATGACGCAGGAAAATACGGTGTTCCAGAATGCGTGGAACCTACTTGATTTCCCGTGGCTTGGAGCTATCGTTGTCGGTTCGCCTGATCCGTCGAACATCACATACGTCCGTGTGACGTGGAACTACACCGTTGGACAGCCACAGACGGCCGTTCGTTTGAATGGCATCTCGTCTATTCTCCCGCGCGTGCTGGAAATGGAGTACTACTCGAAGTACATGTTCCGTAATGCCTTAGGTGCTTTCAAAGAGAGCGTCACGTCAGACACGGACATCGTGAACTTGGACACGGAAGCGTACATGATCTATCTAAATCGCTTCCTGTTCCTTGCCTCCCAGCAAAAGCAGGGTGTGGATGCGTCCATCGCTGATGGTCCGTTCTTCAATAAGGAATACGAAGCTGGAATCGCGCGCTACACAGCTCTCTACAAGTCGGAGGTGCAAAAGCCGGCAAGCCAGTACTACACGCCTACAAACAACAATTACGGCCGTTTCATGGGCCGTCCGTGGTTCTTCTAGCCTATGAAAGCTAAAGGGAATAACTTGGACGTAAAAAACAGCTACTCGAAAGCACGGAGCGCCACATCCGCTCCGGTTTTTGAATTCCCTTTGGTTGAAAAGTTCCAGGCTGGCTATCGAAATCGTGAAGACATTACCACACTCCCCCCAGGAATCATGGTGGTTGGTTCGCAGAATGTCCTGACGAATGTAAGCCAGCGCGTAGCCATTCGTCGTGGATATACCTTGGATGGCCAGCGCGACACGTCTCGTAATCCGATCATCTCGGCTTTCGACTGGGAACGCCATTCAGGGAACACGCTTCATCTCCGAGCTGGCTATGACTATACGAATAATGCCGGCAAACTCCAGTTTCGTTATGTGGCCCAGCAGGACGGAGAGCGGTGGGATGGACATGTGTTCGTAAAGAACGAAGTTTACTGGATCGATTTGCTTACCGGACTTTCGTCATCGAGTTTCAACTTCGCTGATTTTTGGGACTTCAATACCGAGTTAAAAGATTTTCTATTGTTCGTGAATGGCGAACCACGTATCAATGAATGGACGGGAGGGGTAGCCGTATTGAAATCAGTAAGCAATGCCGCCGGTTCTATTGCTTCTTATGAACAGATCGGTGCTGTGCAAACTGTTTCCGTCGGTTCAGGTGGATTTGGGTATGATATTGGCGATCTACTAACATTATCTGTGACAGGTGGTGGGACAGCCGTTGTTGAGGTTGTTGGGACTGCCGTGGGAGGCCAGGTGACAGGAATTAGTATCGTTGCGGCTGGAAGCGGTTATGCAACCGGCAATGGCCAGATCGGTACGGGAGGGCGTGGAAATGGTTTCACGGCAAATGTTACTGCGGTAAGCTCGGTTGCTGGGAACGGTTACGCCATAGGCGACACGCTTACGATTGCAACGGGAAGTGGCAATGCCACCATCAAAGTCACGAATGTGACAGCATCAGGAGCTATCGTTGCCTTTGTTCTGACCAATCCAGGCACAGGATATTCGACGGGTGTAAAGAACACGACAACCGCAGGAAGCGGTGTTAATGCCACGTTTAGCATCGCATCCGTGGCAACCGGATACATCGAAAAATATGGAGACGCATCTTGGAATGAAGAGGGGTTTTATAATTTGAACGCACAGCGAGCGGTAATGATTAACGGGACCTCGTATTCCTATACGGGAGGCGAAGCGACCACATTCCTTGTGGGCATCTCACCAGATGCCTCGGGAGAACCACTAAAGTCGGTTATCTTCCAAACACCACAGTTCACGCTGAACAGTGCCATGAAGGGTCTTCCGAGTACCATTGGAAACGTCTTGATTGCTAACCTGAAAAACCAAATCTATATCGCTTCATCTACAGATCGAAGTGTGTACGTTTCCAAGGTGAATAACTATAAGGATTACACGTTCACATCCCCCGTGCGTATCGTTGGCGAAGGGGCTGTGATGACCTTGGATGGATTTCCCATCTCTCTCATCCCACAGCAAACAGACCTATATATCTCCGCCGGCAAGGACCAGTGGTATACGACCGAGTTCAAACTATCGGCTGACAATACAGCCGAAACTCTTACGGTACAGCGTCTGAAGACCACATCTCATCAAGGCGCACAAAGCCAAGCAATGTGTACCAAGATCAAGAATTACATCGCGTATGTTTCGAATGAGCCGATTGTAAACACGCTTGGCATCGACCAAAACTTCCTTTTGGACCCGCGTGTCACGGATTTGTCCGGCTCTATCGTGAATGACATGCAGGAATACGACTTTACTGGAGGCTCTATCTCTTACTTCCCAGGTTCAATCACACAACCAGGAACGTATCTGTTCGTGTTTATCCCAAGGAACAGCACGGTGCGTATCTACAACATGACGGACGTAGGGAATCCGTACTGGGAAGCCCCGCAAATCATTCCCGCAACCTGTTCATCCATCATTGATGGCGAGCTTTATATCCATTCTAGCCAGTCATCGAATACGTTTAGGATGTTTAATGGATACAACGACGACGGACATGCGGTATCGGCCGTAGCGGCGTTCTCGTTCAACAATTCCGGTGTCCGAACGGTACGAAAAAGCTCCACAGCCTGTTATGTGGAGGGATACATCGCCGCAAACACCACGCTGACGCTTAATCTTCAACGAGACTTGGACGGAATTGCATCAAATTACTCCACGAACATCAACGGTGTTGACAACAGCGCTATCCCGCCTCCGCCAGACACGGCATCGCTTGGAAAAACATCTCTAGGTAAGAATTCCTTGGGCGGAGAGGATAACTTTACGGCTGCGGGCGCTCGTCCGCCGAAGTTTCGTGTCGAGAAAACCTACAATCGTGTAGAATACTTTGAAGAACAGGTGTCCTTCTCAAGCTATGGGACCGACCAAATCTGGGAAATCCTAGCATTTGGCACGAATGCAACGCCTTCCCTTAATGAACCGACCGATATAAGAGAATAAATTTATGGCAGACACACGGAAACCAGCTCAACTTCAACCGTTCACCCTTGCAGGGTCTGGGACGGTTCTTGGAGCGGTAGAGGTCACGCTTTCTTCCTTCAACGATATTGATGGGAATGCGCTTACGATGGCGGATTTAGGCACGAAAGCCTTTGGTACGTTGGAACCAGGAAGCCAAACGCAGGAGGAGCAAATGAGTTTTACCGGAATTTCTTTGAATGCAGACGGAACTGTGACGCTTACGGGTGTCAAAAATGTAGAGTTCCTTTCTCCGTATACCGAGACGGTCGGATTGCAGAAGATTCATGCCGGCGGAGTGCGTTTTGTTATCTCGAATACCTCCGGCTTCTACAGCGAGTTTGCTAACGTAGCCAACGATGAGACGGTGACTGGACACTGGACCTTCGATGACACGCCGACCATTGTTAACCAGCCTGTAAATGACACGGATACGGCCAATAAGGTGTATGTGGATAACGTTGCCGTATCCGGTGCGCCGAACGCGAATGAAACCACAAAGGGTATCGTCCAGATCGCGACGAACGCGCAAATGGGTGCTGGGACCTCGAATGGTTCGACCGGTGCGCGTTTGGTGCCTCCGAATGACCAGTTGGTGCAGGTGTCGTCCGGTGCCCCTGATGCAAACAAACTTCCGACACTCGGAGCAGGTGGAATTTTGGCTCAAGGGTTCATTCCAACCATCCCTATCTCGAAGGGAGGTACGGGAGCTACGACAAAGACTACTGGATTCGATGCATTGTCTCCGACTACGACGAAAGGTGATTTGATTACTAACGATGGCGTGAATAACGTCCGCCAAGGAGTTGGAACGGATGGACAGGTCCTGTCAGCAGACAGTTCTCAAGCGAACGGAATCAAATGGAGTACGCCCACATCATTGGGAGTAGCTACATCCTTCGCAAAAGCAGCGCCGGCGACGACCATCAACTCTACTGGAACGCAAAATATCCTGACGATTTCAGTGCCTAGCGGCACGCTCGGATCGACAGGAGTCTTCAAGGGCCATCTGTTTTTCAACAACATCAACGTATCAACTACATCTGATACTTGGACGGTTGGAATCCGCTATGGCTCTACGACAATCGTATCGACTGCGATGGCGTTTAGTTCTAACGGAGCAAAAATGCTTGTGGACTTTACTCTTCAAGAGGCTGGAACCACCTCTTCGCAGGTGGCCGATATGACGGCCTTTAACGACCATGCGGCTTTGTTCACCAATGCGATTCAAATCGCAGGCGGTTCCGGTTCTGAAAATGCCGCAAGCACGTTAAACCTTCTTATCACTGTGACCTATGGAGGTGCTGGATCAACCCATTCAATCACGCTCGATCACTACGACATCGAATTAGTCTAATATGGCAACCCCCACATCCACGCCAAACTACAATAATAATCCGGCCTCTGCTGGGGGGATTGTTTCGTCGGACCCGAATACCATCGCTTCAACTATTGCGGCGATGCAGAAACAGGCTATCGCAAAAGCGACACCTGTCGCACAGGCAGCGGAAAATGCCCGTCTTAGCGGACAGGTGACGGCGCAACAGGCGGAGCAGGTAAAGAACCAGTTTGGCGGAAGTGAGGAGACTCCGCTTGTTGTTTCTAGTGCAAAACAAGCCTTGAATGACTTGGCTCAAAAGAAAGACTTTGCTTCTCAGCTCACCCAAGGCATGGCCGATCAATCAGCGAATAAGGCCAATCTTGCAGCCGCAGCGCAAGCGCCGGCAACGAACGCCGATGAAACCCAACAGCCAGAGGCTCCGTCTGCCATGGATGTTGCTGGTGAGTTGATGAAATCGATTCCTGATGTCGCCGGCACAGAGCAAGATGCGGGTACGCAAACGGATACCGGACAGCCTGACTACCAAGCGCAGTTGGATGACATCAATAAGAAAACGGATGATGCCTTCGCAAAGTACAATCAGGACATGGACTCCCTCCGTCAGGGAACTTTTCCTTTGACGGCAGACCAGCAGGCCCAGGTGGATGCAACCAAGGCAACATTCAACCGCATGATTGAAGCGCAGAAATTGGCTAATCAAAACTATACCGGTGCCGTTAATCAGGCGGTATTAGCCTCTGGACGCTCACGCTACGCCCCAGAATTGGCCCTAGGCGAGGTTCAAAACTCCATCTCGGCCGGTATCTCCAAGATTGCCGACATCGAAGCTAAGGCACAGGATTCCTTGACACAGTTAAAGCAAGGTTTTGATGATCGAAACTACAAACTCATCAATGACCAGTATGACAAGCTGAACGGCTATCTCAAGGAAAAATCCGATACGATTTCCGGTATCATGAAGGCCGTGCAGGACCATGCGGATAAGGCGGCCGAGTTGGCGCAAAAGTCCGAAAACGACCGTATTACGAATACGTTGAAGATTGCCGATTATAATCAAAAGGAGAAGCAACAAGCTTTCGATCAGGCGATGGCTTCGGATAAGTTTGACTACCAGCAAAAACAGGATGCCATCAAGAACATGATGGATTCCGATAAATTTACTTGGCAGCAAAAACAGGACAACATCCAGAATGCGTTAGACAACGCAAAGTTTTCGTATCAGCAAAAAAACGACTTGCGTCAGTACCAGTTGGATGTCCAAAAGATGCAGAATGCCGATACGCCCGCTTCCTACAAGGAATGGAAGCTAGCTGGGCAACCTGGCTCTTATGCGGATTACCTGAATAATAAGGTAAATGCGAAACCGCCTACGGAAGCTCAATCGAAGGCGAATGGGTTTCTTATCCGTGCGAGTGATTCTGGCGCTACGATAAGCGCACTGACACCTGGTATTTTTGACGGAAAAACTGGGACGGTGAGCGCTACAAGCGCCGCGGCGCAGTTGTGGAAACCTACATTTATGCAAAGCGCAGAAGCTCAACGCCTCGGACAGGCCGAACTTGATTTCGTGAATGCGGTACTTCGTCCAGAGTCAGGAGCGGCTATTGCCACGTCAGAATTTACTAATGCAGAAAAACAGTATTTCCCGCAACCAGGTGATGACCAAGAGACTATAGATCAAAAAGCGCGTGCCCGTCTAAATAAGATGAAGGGCTTAGCTGGTGAAGCTGGGTCAGCAGTGGACCCTTCGATGAAAAAAGCCCTTGATGAAGGAAGATTAAATTACACATCCCTTGATGATTACGTTCGTGCGAATCCTTCCGAGCTAGATGCCATTAAAAAGATGGGTGATGACAACCCGAATTGGCAGGATGATGACATACTTCAAGTTCTACAGAGTGGAGGAGACAGTGGAGGAAACGGATCGGATTTCAGTAATGACCTGGGCACGTCAGAAAAAGGCCCACAGGACCTTGAAAAGCTGATGGGCGCAATCGGACAGTATGAGAGCGGTGGTAACTATAAGGCTCTCGGTCCTGTTATGCCTTCTGGTGCGTATGAAGGGGACCGTGCCTATGGGAAGTATCAAGTCATGGGGAAAAACGTTCCTTCATGGACGAAACAAGCTCTAGGCAAGAGTATGACTCCGCAACAGTTCCTAAACGATACGAAAGCGCAGGATGCGGTCGCTCGTTACTTCATGGGACAGCACTTGGATAAATACGGGACACCGGAAGATGTGGCCGCGATATGGTTGTCCGGTAAGCCATTGGCCGGAAACACTAGAACCGATCTAGCGACTGGTGTTTCGGTCCCGCAGTATGTTAAAAATGTAATGAAAAACTATAACAACGCTTAATATGTCTCTCTCCCCCGAAGAAGTGCAAGTTGCACGACAGAAGTATCTGAAAGGCCCTTCTCAAGGGAGTGGTATGGGTTCCAATCAACCGGTGGATCATGCAGCGCGTATGACGCGCTTGAGCGCTTTGGTAAGTCCTACAAAGGCTGCTTCACCCGCCGCTCCAAGCGGCGATGGTGGTTCTTTTTTGGGTGATGTCGGGAATGCTATCGGGAATGTAGGCAAAGGATTGTCCGAATCATTCCAGATGGCACCTACAGACTCGAGGCCGATTCAAAACATCGGGGATGTTGGAAACTTGCTCAAACAAACTGGAGAAGCTGGTCTGCACGCTACGGGTGCTATTGGAAAAGGTGTGACCGATGTAATCGGTTCCGCTATCAACCGAAGCGGTGCCGTCAAAAATGTAATAAAAGCAGCCGAGTCCAATCCGCTCACAGGCCCGACCGTAAAAAACCTGCAGACCGCATTCAAGTCGCCTGTCCTCCAAGAGGGCTTGGGTCACTTGGCCTCTGGTGCCACAGACAAATACGATTCTTGGAAAGAAAAGCATCCTGAACTTTCTCGCACGGTTGAAGACGCTTGGAATACGGCGACCTTAGTTCCTGTGGCTGAAGGTGGTATTGCTGCGGCGAAGGCTCTCCCAGCCTTGGCTGAAGAGGGTGCTACGGCAATGGGTAAAGGCTTAGCTACAGCTACGGAAAAAGCTCCGCAGTTAATTAAAGGTGCCACCGAAAAAGCCGCTGGTGCCATGTCGGCAGTAAAAGGTGCCGGCAAACAGAATCTGGCCGAGTATGTCATGCCTAAACTATCCAAGTCTGAAGCTGGTAATCTAGCTTCTCTCGGTGAAGGAGCGACTGCCGAGAAGGGTTTACCAGGGTTCAAGCGCACGGTGGCCGTACCGCAAGCGGAACATCAGGAGATGGCAACGGCCGTTAAAGGCGTGGTCGATCCGAAAAAACCGCTAGCTACGAACATCAGCAAATTGAATTCCAGTATCAAAACGGATGCTGATGAATTGAAGACGGCCTTGTCCGAGCAGAAAGGTTCGTGGAACAAGAACACGGTCAAGGGGAAGTTGAATGCGATAAAAACCGACATCCCTGCCGGCTTGGTTGGTGATAACGAAAAGATTTACCAGCGCGTCATTGACGGTGCCATGAAAGAGATCGAGAAGGCTCCTAGTCGGAAGTGGGGTGATCTTTGGGAGGCCCGTAAGAACATCGACAAGATGGTCAAAGACCAGTTCGGAGACGTTGCCTTCGAAAGTTCCAAGGCCCGTGATACGGCTATCCGTAAAGTTCGTCAGGCCATCAATGACCACATCGACGAGAACACGACCGGAGTTGAATTCAAGGCTAAGATGAAAAAGTTTTCCAACAAGTACAAGGTATTGGAGAACCTCGAAGACAAGCGTGCCGATGAAATTATGGCGGAAACGAAAAAGACAGGTTCGCAAAAATGGGCCGAAAAACACCCGATCGTAACTAAGTACGGACCTGGTGTTGCTGCCACTTTGATAGGCGGTTCGGCTGTTGGAACTGCTAGGAAATTAATTCCATAGCAACTTCATTCCAAAGCTTAATGCCGAGTTTATGGCGGTGCCAATCAGTAAGCAAACGAATGCGTACCAGATAGCCGAGCCAAATCCCTCTTTCTCGTAAACTTTTACGACCATGTAGACAAAGAACGTCAGACCTAGCAATCCGAGCAGTTCAATCATATTTAGCTAATGTTAGCGGAATAAGTAAGTAACCTCCATACGCCTAACCTAGCATAACCTACCAATCCTGTCAACTCCCTACCCCTATGCTAGAATTAACGCAGGAATTCATCCAAGCGCTAAAAGAAGCCAAGGATTTGAAACGAAAGATAGACTTTCTTATTCAAAAACTAAAGAGCGACCCTACTCTAACCGAATAATCATGTGGCAAAAGACCCCAAGCGCGTAGAAAAGACGGCCAATTATCTCAAGGACAAAGCCTTCGGGATTTTTAATGAGCTGGCTGACGTTTCCGAGAAGCTGGGGAAGTTCGATGAGACTATCAATAAAGTTCTAGGGAACGTGGATGTAACAAAACTGGAACAGCTTAAGGGAGAGGCTGGTCAGCCTGGAGGGATGGGACCTGCCGGCGCAATCGGTCCGCGTGGCATGAATGGAGTCGATGGCAGGCACGGTATGGACGGAAAAGACGGTCCTGAAGGTCCAATGGGACCTATGGGTCCGATAGGAAAAGAGGGCCGTCCTGGACGAGATGGTACGCAACTGAAACCGCAGGACATTCGAGATCGGCTTCATTCCTTGAAAGGAGAGGACCGCTTGTCCGTAGAATACGTTAAAGGCGCTTCTCCGCAGGAGGTGGCGGATGTTATCCGTAAGGAGAAGATGCTGGATGTAGTGGATTTGAAAAACGGACAGAAACTTTTATACCCCTCAAAGAAAATCATTGACCAGCGCTATCACGGTGCAGGTGTAACGCAAATCGTGGCGGGTTCTGGTATCACTATCTCCTCTGAAGCTCCGGCTGCTGAAGGTTTGGGTAAAGTGACTATTTCGGCATCAGGCTCCAGTATCACCGGACCAACCGGTTATACGGGCTATACGGGTGCCACAGGGCCTACTGGATTCACGGGATACACCGGACCATCCGTAACCGGCTATACCGGTTATACCGGCCCACAGGGTACTACAGGCTTTACTGGATTCACTGGTGCGACTGGCTATACAGGTTTTACCGGTCCTGGGAACTTTACCGGCTATACGGGTCCGACTGGCTTCACAGGACCGATTGGTCCGACCGGAGCGACTGGTCCGACAGGGTTTACTGGCTATACCGGCCCTGGCAACTTCACGGGTTACACCGGATATACGGGCTACACAGGCCCTATTGGTCCAATAGGTCCCACCGGATTTACTGGGTACACGGGAACGACGGGCTATACAGGCTATACTGGAACCACGCCCGCTAAACGTGTCGTGTCTCTTACAGATGCGTCCACGGTTACGCCGAATGCCGGTACTACCGATGAAGGTATTTTGGCCACGCTTTCACAAGCGACACAATTCATTAATCCGTCCGGCTCTCCGGTAAATGGGCAGATGTTGGAAATCCGCATCACGTCTACGACCACGCGCGCATTGACTTACGACACGCAGTATCTTGCTTCATCGGATCTGACTCCGCTTCCGGCGGCAACCACAGGATCAAGCAAAACCGACTACATGCTGTTTGAATGGAACAGCACTTCTTCTACATGGAACCTTCTCGCTAAGAACTTTGGATTCTAATTATGGCTATCGCATTCGATAACGTAACGAATAATGCAGTAGTCTCGACTGGAAGCAGTTATTCGTTTAATACTCACTCGATTTCGGGGCCGAATAGTGCTTTGATCTTGATATTTAATGGGAATGGGACGGATGATGTGACCACGGTCACAGCTGCGGGAAATAATATGACATTGCTTAGTAAAATCAGGACTCCGTCAGACCGATGGAATTACATGTATTGGTATCCAGGGTTGACCGGAGTTGCATCTGTTTCAATTTCCTGCTCCGGTACATTTAGTGGTAGCGTCGCGGCTGCAATGTCGTATACGGGTGTTGCCCAGACAGGCATCCCAGACGCTACCAATACGGGTAGTGGTACAGGTATCAGTGACCTGACCGTATCCCTTACCACGATTGCTAATAATTGTTGGCTTGTTGGTGTTGGAGGCTCATCTTTCACCGCGCAAAGTGCTAATACTGGCACTACAATGCGCTCTAACGGAGCGAATGGTGTCGCTGGCTATGACAGTAATGGAGCTAAAACTCCGGCAGGATCATTCAGTCTCTCTTTTCACGATTCACACGCGGGAGGCGATAATATGGCCATGGCTGTAGCCTCACTTGCCCCAGCTTCTACCTATCCGAGCTACATCGGGTTCTTCAACTTGCTTGATTCCCGCTTCCTGCATGGATAGACTGATGGACATATGACCCCACAAGCCGAATTAGCGGAGTATCTTGGACGACCTTTAGAAGCGGTAACGGAACGATGCAAGTACGCCTTCCTTGAATTGGCTTGGAAGTGGCCGGAATACAAAGATGACCCAATCAAGTTCTACCAAGAATCGGATTTATATTTGTTCGATCTGGCTAACTACCACGACATTTTAGAGCAACGCGGAACGCATAAATGGTTCCGAGACAAGGTGAAGGAGATGGGATTCAAAACCATGCTGGATTTTGGAGGCGGGAATGGCGATTGGACAATCCAAGCGTACGAGGGAGGGGCCGAGTGTGATTATCTAGACTTGGAAGGTGAGATGTCCAAGTACGCTGAATGGCGCTTTGGAAAACGTGATTTGAAGGTGAATCGTGTTAGTGACACGGGCCTTCCACGCGCAAAGAGATATGATGCAATTATTGTCCTAGATGTTTTGGAGCATCTGTCTGATCCGAAGCCATTGGTTGAGCATCTAGGCAAAATGGTTGAATACATTTTCTGCAATCCAATCGAGGAGATTCCGTACACATGGGTTTATCCACAGCACATTTCCCGCTACGATTTAACGCCGTATTTTGAACAAGTAGATAAATATCTATGGAAAAGCCGAAGTTTTCCTGCGTCCTAATCACCCGTAACGAAGCCAAATACCTACCGCGCATGTTGGCTTCGCTCAAACCGTTCATGGAACGGGGAGGGGAGTGCGTCATCGTGGATACGGGTTCTACTGATAACACAGCGCAAATTGCGCGTGATGCCGGATGCAAAGTAGAAGAGGTTGGCGACCGTTTCCGTATTACGATTGATGAGCCTACAGCCAAGGCAATTAATGAACGTTTTATCGTAAAAGACGAACCTGCCGTAGTGAATGCAGGCGATTCGTTGTTTGATTTTGCTTCCGCTCGCAATTACGCCACGTCACTGGCTAGCAATGACTTTATCGCCATGCATGACGCGGATGAGGTGTATACGAATTTGGATATTGACGTTATCGACCAGCACATCCGAAATGGAATAGAGCAGTTCGAGTACAACTTCATTTTCTCCCATGATGTGCTTGGTAATCCGGCTATCCAATTCATTCAAAGTAAGTGCTATGATCGGCGCAAGATGCGTTGGGAAGGCGTGGTCCATGAAGTTCTGCAAGGTTCAGCGAACCGCGTTCTTCTTCCGAAAGAAGTGGTGTTGCTTGAACACTATCAAAATGTAGAAACTCCGCGTGGTGGCTACTTGAAAGGCTTGGCATTGGATTGCTTCCAGAATCCAGACAAGGACCGTCAGTCCCACTACTTTGCGCGTGAAATGCTGTATACGGGACGTTTGAACTCGGCTATCAAGGAATTTGAGCGCCATGTAGCCATGAATCGTTGGCCGGCAGAGAAAGCGCAGTCCGTTATTTTCATCGGTGAATGCTATGACCGTCTAGGCTTCCCTAACATGGCCGTATCCGCATGGCAGGAATCCTTCAACATCGAAGCCGGACGGCGTGAAGCGCTCATCCGTCTCATGGAGCATTACTATCATCGTGGAGATGCACGGCGCGTCGTAGCCTATGGAGAAGCGGCGCTTACGATTCCACAGAGCGGTTTCTATGCAGACAATGCAGCGCATTACCGCGAATGGCCACATGAGATGCTGTACTGGGCCTATTGGCAACTAGGCGATAAGGACAAAAGCTACAAGCACTGGCGTATCTGCTGGGACTACAATCCTGAACATCCGAAGTATTCCGTCGATGCGCAGTTTTATTGGGATAATCTATTCGTCCCACACATCACGGTCGTAATTCCTACGCTCGGAAGACCGGATGGCTTAGAACGATGTCTCAAGAGCATCGAAGCCCAGAACTATCCGCAAGATAAAATCTTTATCCAGCCGATAGAAGGTGAAGCGACCGTACCGGAAAAGGTGGAAATCGGTGTGCGTAATATGCGTGGTAGCCACGTTATTTACGCTGCGAACGATATGGAGTTCGACAAGAACGCCTTTCTTATTGCTACACAGGAAATCGTGAAAGAGAGTAAACGCCTTATTGCTTTTAGCAGCGGTCCTTTACTTCCAGACAAAGGGAATATCTGTGAACACTTCTTGATCTCCCGTGGATTGGTCGATAAGTTGGAGAAGGGACAGATTTTCTCTACGGATTTCCATCATGTCGGATGCGATAACTGGTTGTGGGCGCAAGCGGATAAAATGGGAGAAGCGTTCCATTCGGAACGAGCCAAGGTGACGCATCACCATTTCTCCAAGGGAGCCGAATATGATAGCGTATACGCGAAAGGCTGGGGGCATGTAGAGCAAGATCGCGCTACATTGAAATCTAAATTAGATTCTCTCTATGCCAGCCCCCTCGGACCTATTGCCAGCGATTAATTTTTTGGCAGTAACCCCGTCAGATTCAAACCCGATTATCCAGTCAGGCGATAAAGCTCGTGCTTTGTACGTCGGCACGGGCGGAGATGTCGCCCTTGAAAATGCATCGGGCGATGCCGTCATTTTTGTTGGCGTTCCGTCTGGAGCATTCATGCCGGTTTATACGGCGCGTGTACTAGCAACCGATACCACCGCAAGCGACATTGTTGCGTTGTTTTAACGTATGCAAGGAATGATGCTTGGGATAGCAAACGCTATCGTTTGGTTGCAAAACCAGATAGGGGGCGGACCTCCGGTCCCTCCTGGTTCGTTTTATGTAACTCCAGGCGGTGATCCATATATTGACCAATCAACCGATAACTACGTCACTCCGTAACTATGCCTAATATTGAATTCCAAGGTCTCCCTGCAACGACCACGCTTGCCACGGGAGACATCATCCCTACGACCACCAATCCAGGCGGTTCTGCCATTGACAAGAAAATAACCTACGGAAACTTTTTCAAAACGCCTCCGGCACAGTTGATGAATCGTAAGGGTGCGGATGTCGCTTCGGCTAATGATTTGACGCTTGGAAGTGATGGGAACTTTTTTTCCATTACCGGAACGGCAACCATTAACGGTATCGCAACCGCCAACTGGCAACCTGGCACGGAAATCTGCCTGTGGTTTCAGGGAGCGGCTACGTTGGCTAACAACGCAACGCCGAGTGCGGGATTTGGTAAGCTCTTTCTCTCAAAGAGTCAGGATTTGGTTTGTGAATTGAACACGGTGGTCCAATTTCGCTTCGACGGTACGAACTGGCAGGAAACGTCGCGCAAATCGCCCTCCTAACGTATGGCAACCATCGGCTACGCCCATCTGGGGTTAGACGGCAAAGTTCCTGCCGATGAGATTAATGCTGGCGACACAGGTCCTACTGGATATACGGGATATACGGGAGCTACAGGCCCTGGCAACTTTACTGGATATACCGGTCCGACTGGCTACACTGGTCCCCAAGGCACTGCTGCTGCGACCGGATCAACGGGCTATACGGGCTTTACAGGCCCTACTGGATATACGGGAGCATCCGTGACCGGATCGACTGGGCCAACGGGTTATACGGGCTTTGACGGGCCACAGGGTATTCAAGGTCCCACAGGTCCCACGGGTCCCACGGGTTATACGGGCCATACCGGCTACACGGGCCATACGGGACCTACGGGTTTTACCGGTTACACCGGTACCCAAGGGGAAGACGGTCCGACCGGAGCTACTGGATTCACTGGTTACACGGGTGCTGGCAATTTTACGGGTTATACCGGATTCACTGGTCCAACGGGGCCTACTGGATATACAGGTTCGGCTGGTTCCGCTGGCGCGACCGGCCCCACCGGCTATACGGGGTATACCGGACCTGATGGTGCCGTTTCAGCGACGGGAGCAACCGGATATACCGGTCCCATGGGAACCACGGGAGCGACCGGCTATACGGGCTATACCGGCCCTGGCAACTTCACAGGATGGACTGGTTATACTGGATTCACTGGTCCGACAGGCTATACCGGAGCTGGTAATTTTACTGGCTATACAGGTCCGACCGGATACACCGGCCCGTCTTCAACAGGTCCGACTGGGTACACCGGTCCCACGGGCTATACAGGCGCTGGAAACTTCACGGGCTATACGGGGTATACCGGAGCAACTGGATACACAGGTCCAGGTGGTTCCGCAATCAACTACGTTACCCAAAATCTCGGTGCCTTCACGTTCAACGGAGGCACGCACACCATTTCCTGCGGATTTGCCGCGAAGCAAGTAACGCTTGTCGCGCAGGACAGCGGAGCAGGACAACAGAACTACTCCGGTGTCTATGGGGGTGACGGCAATGGCATTGCGGTCCATTGGAAAGAATCCTCTACGACGTTCCAGATTTCGGTGTCCAATATCACCGGAACTGGTTTCGATATTACTTATTCGAGCGTATCCGGTTCTCCAACGAGATCAGGATGGCTAGTAGCTATCGGCTAATATGAAAAAGTTTATTTGTGATTTTTGGGCGATGTTAGATGGTTGGAAAACGTTTCTCATCTGCTTCATTATCCTAATGTGGGCCATTGTCGGTCTCGTCAAGCACTACATTTCCGAGGATGCCTCGATGCAACTGATTGCGATGGCCGGTATCGGATTCGGCTTGCGTTCCGCCATCGGAAACGGTACGAATAAGTAGCCTTCTGACGAGGCTATGTTTTGGGAGAGCGGATGACCTCCGCTCCTAGGCTCTGGTTTACAATCACTTTGCGGGGAGCTTAGGAAGGGAGGTTCTCATGGATCGAAAACCCGTTCTTTTGACCATCCAGCTCGTTCTGGATGAGAATAATCGCTTCTGCGCGGAAGTGCAGATCGTTTACGATGACGGGTCGCTTTGTAAAAAGCGTTTTCCCGCTCACGAAAAACTTTCGCTTCAGTTCAATGAACTGGAGCCGGTCCTTCCCTCCCACCCCTAGCATGGGCCGAATCTTCGGCTCATTCCCGTTGGTTATGGCGTAGCGCTGTGACTATCCCGTCTCCTAACCTGCCGATGTGGGTTCGGACCAGCGGAAATGATATAGTGGAACCCTATGCTAGATTCCATACAAAACTGGCTAAATTCGTTCCGTCCCATTCCGAATACAGGTCTTCTCCTCGATGATCCAGCCAAATTGGCTTCTCTTCCTAAGCATGAATTGTTTGTATGGGGAGGCTCTGCTCCAGCAGATTGGTCATCTTTTTGCCCTCCGTTTCGTTATCAAGGGTCTACAAACCTGTGTACGGCTTATGCCGGTAGTTCCATCGCCTCCATTTTTGAAAGTAAGGAAAATATAAAGTCCGTTACGTTCTCTCCTTCGGAACTGTTCTTTCGTTCCAATGGTCAGCTGAACGGAAACTATTTGATAAATACGGCCAACGCGATGAAAGCGGGCGTAGTCCCCGAAGTGTATGTTCCAACGGTCATACCAGACCGCTGGGATGTAAACACCTTCAATGCTATGAAGGATAAATCCCATGCCTCGCCACAAGCAGAGGCTTTGAGCAAGCAATACGCCATCAAAAGCGCGGCATCGGTGATACCGGACAGGAATTCCGTTATATCCGCTTTGGGCGTTTCACCGCTTATGCTGGCTCTTGGGATAGGTAAGGGTTACTTCAACACCGTAGCGCCACGCCAGACCGCTTATAGCGCCTACCACGCGGTTGTTCTTGCCGGCATAGACAAAGACGGCAACTACGTCATTTTCGACTCCCTGACGCAACATAAAGACTTCGACGGCTTCCATAAGCTGGCTCCTGACTATGAGGTTCTGTCCGCGCTGTCTTTTATCGACCTCCCAGACAACTGGCAGGAGATTCAGGACAAGGACCATACAGATACGTTCTCCGGTGTCTTGAACCATTACGGCTTCAGCCGAGATTTGCACTTGGAACAGACTACGGCCCAAAAGCTGACTGATGTAGCCAAGCTGAATGCAAACGTCCAGTCGTATATCGGACGTGACTTCTTGGTGTACGTTAATGCCGTAGCCTATGGCCGGTATTCGATTCAGGACATTTTGAATTACTGCTATTCAATCCGCCGTGGTTTGAAGCTACCGTTTAACCTAAATCTTCCACGCAACATGCAGGTATGAAACCCAAGATAAAAGGCGAACAAGCACAAATCGGAACAGGTGTTTTCGATGACCTGTTTACACGTCCGCTCGATGATTTGGATAAGACCGGATTCCATCATCACGTCGTAGAGATAGAGCAGATGCACAAGGCAGGATTCCCGAAAAAGGATTGGGCGTGGCGTAAACAGATTTTGGAGAATTATTGCCAGCGAACAGGTGTAAACATGCGCCTCCTGCTCAAGTTCGTTACATCGAAGTTTTGGATACACATACAGCAGGCACTGATTGAAGAGAAGCGGATATAAAAAACCACGCTCCATTACGGGGCGTGATTTTATTTCCGGTGTAGAATTACTTTTTGATGTTGGAAACCTTCTGCGTTTCCGGTTTCGCTTTGGAAGCGGATTTGAACTTACCCCACAGCTCGTCAGCCATAGCCTTACCTTTCGATTTACCTTGGGCGATAGAGCCTTGGATTTGAGCGAAGATGCGTCCTGGCATATTAGATAAGGATTAGGATTTTAGGCGGGAGCGGTTTACGCTTGGCCATATTAGCAGGAAGGGCCGTGCTTATGCTTCTTTTTGCACATGACCTTGTGAGAGAATTTATGCTTGCCACGGGCTTTTACCATCTTCTGAAAGATGGCACCTGCGACACGTTTACCAGCTTCTTTGGAACCGTATTCTTTTCCGGCCGATTTCGCAATCTTGGCGAAGCCTCCGGTCTTCTTCGTACGTCCGAGTTTCTTTACCTGCGCACGACCGCGCGCTCCTTTCGGCTTCATCATCTTGTGCTTACCTTCCGGCCCAAGCTGTTTAGTCGTGGTGCCTTTGTGCTTACGCTTGTGAAGCGGAGACATCTTGTCGGCCATCTGTTTGTCCATGGCAACGTCGGTCGGAGAGCCTTCCTTCAATCCGGTGAGCGGTGACGTGAGGTGGTGCTTGCGTGCTTTACGTTTCGGCTTCATCGCCTTAGCACGTTCGCGTTTGAGTAAGTCGCCAGGTTTATCTGTCTTTCGCATTTTATAGCGCATAGAAAATAAATGTTCCCCAGCATCTGCGTTTAGCGTACCACATTAGGTGGTGGCAATGGAACCATATAGCTTGGATTTTTTGACCTTGCCCAAGAGTGGCAGTTTCTTTTTCGTTTGCTTGCGTACAGTCTTCTCGTGCATTTTTGGATGATCCGCGTGCATCTTTTCATGGACTATCGTATCGAGAAGCTCCGCTTTACGTTTTTTACGTCCCATGATTTTCTCCACGGACTTTTCTTTCTTGTGGAGCTTTTTGTTAATACGAATAACCTTCTTTTCGTTATCAGTATCACCCATCCATTTCATCTTGGAGTCGTTAACGACGCGGTATTTACCGTTTTTAGTTTTCAAAAATCTTGAATTTGCCATATAGCAACGATACACCATCCTTTCTTGCGCGCAAGGCTTTTTTTAGAGAACGATGTGTGGAGTGTATAACCCGCTCACCATGCTTCACACGAACCTTCCACCGCTTCTCAAGCTCGCTCCAATGGATACCAGGGTGACCACTTCTATTGTTTTTGCGTAGTGCCGTATTCATCATGTTTTCGCTTTTGGTGCAAATGCGGAGATTTCCCCTTCTGCAGTCTAGTTTGTTCCTATTTATATGGTCGATATCCTCTTTCCCCTCGTACATCAAAACTAGTCTGTGTACTAGGAGCGTTTTACCGTCTCGTCCATGGGTATAGGCGTATCCATTCGATAACATCCACCACTTAAAGCAACGCACAAAGGCGTAATCTTCGTCATCTACAATGATGTATTTTCCAACCCCTAATCTACCAGATACTTTTACCCGTTTCATATAGGACTTCCCACATATCTTCCGGTAAAATCTCGCCTTCGTCAACCAGACGCTTACTGAATTCACGGTACGCCCGCATGTGGTAATCCACGGAATCCTTCCAACCGCGTCCCTTCGTGATGAGAAGTGCATCCGCACGACGCAGGTGTAGCTCCGCTTCGGATTTAATCGTGATTAGGCGGGACATTTTGCGTCTCATAAAGTCGGATAGCTTTCATTATTTCAACCGCTACCTGTGGGACTATGGCGTTTCCGTAGGCTTTGAGCTGTTCGACTCGGTGTCTGGATTTACTGATGGTAGTATCGCCCATTTGAGCGGGTAGCCCATCATCCAAGCTACAAAGTTCGGTTGCAACTTCAACCCAGTTACGCGCCCAACTTGATCTCGCGTCTTCAGTTTCGGTTGATCCGCTTCCCAATACTTGTCCGCTATCTTCCATCCCCCCTCCGCCTCGGAGGCTGAAGGAGTTTTCAGCATCGCTATCTCCGAATCTAGATGACGCTTCGGATTTCCCGCCGCGATATTCGCTTTTGTACCTCCCTTCCAGTCCCGACTCGTGGCGGTGAGCAACAATCCAGATTCTGTCTCTGCGGTGCGGGGCGTTGACGGCGCAAGCTGGAATAATAAACGGTTGGACTTCGTAGCCGATACTTTCCAAGTCAAGGCACACTTGCTCGAATACCAATCCCCCTTCGATATTAAGCAGTCCGCGAACGTTCTCGCCCACAACCCAGCGCGGGGAAAACTCCCGAATGACTCTAAACATTTCCGGCCAGAGATGGCGGTCATCTGACGTTCCCTTTCTTCTTCCAGCGTGTGAGAAAGGCTGGCAGGGAAAGCCGCCTGTAAGTAAAAAGGGTCTTGTATCGCCTCTCGAAGATTCGATAGAACCTTTCTGTTCTTCCGCCCGTCTCGCTCGTTGTTCCAAGCGCGAAGTTTCTTGTTGTCTCTCGGCGGGAGAGAATCCATTGTATTCGGTGTTGGTAAGAGTCCTGATGTCGCCATAGATTTTTGATTCGGGCCAGTGCTTTTTTAGAACGGCTCGGCAAAACGGGTCTATCTCACAAAACGTATGTTCGGCATCCGGCCAAATTTCGTCCACGGCTACGGAAAAACCGCCGATGCCGGAAAATAAATCTAGATGTTTCATACACCGCTTGCTGGCCTTGAAAAGTTTCGCGAAATGTCTTTGTTCGTAGAAGACATCTTGCGGATTTTGTTACCGCAAACCCTTCAAGACCAGTAAGCGACGGATGAATGGCTGGGTTACACAGTTCAAGATTTCTCTCTCATCGCTCCCATTTATACCTGCACCATTCATCTTGTCGCTATCTCAACTCGTGCTTTTCAGTATTTGCCGTAGAGAATCCACGGGTACGCTGAAACGGATGAGATTACGGATGTTGGCGTACGTTTCACACAACACCGCCGGAGAAGGTGATGGGTATCAGTCTTTGACTAAGTTACTTTTCGTAATGCTTCGCTTAGCCCATTTAGCCGCCGAACGGCATTCAAACGAAACTCGGATCAACATGATACCTTGAGACCGATCATACTCTTTGGCTTACGCCAATCACCACCTCCGGCGATGGCCGTCAGAGACGGCACCGCACAATCATACCTTACTTTTCGTCCTTCATCTCTTCAATCCGTTCTTCCGCACGTTTTACCAGCGCTTCTTTATTGGCCAAGAAAACGATGGCATCCAACTCCGCACGGCCTTCAGCCGTAAGGTCGCCGTCCGTTTGCATAAGACCGGCTTTGATAAGGGCTTTCGTATCCTTGTCGAACAAGCGATTTGCCAATGCGTTGAGTTTCATAGTGATAGTTTTAGGGTTAGGGTTATCATTCAGTCCAGCTCGGCAATCTTCGCAAACGTGTTTGTTGTGTCCAATCAAACGATAGGCTAGACATCCACACTTTTCGCAGATATCGCATTTACCATTGCTGGAAAGTTGCTCTTGGGCAAAAGTGTGAGGCATATTATTTTTTTTCTGGTTTATCCACAATCGCGCATTCGGTCGTAAGGAACAGAGCCGCGACCGATGTAGCATTTTGCAGAGCCGAGCGCGTGACCTTGGCAGGGTCAATTACGCCGGATTTGACTAAGTCTCCGAACGTATCCGTATCGGCGTTGTAGCCTTCGGAACCAAGCTCGGACTGGTAGAGGACAATAGCCCCGTCTACGCCGGCATTCTCGGCAATCGTTTTAATGGGCTGTTCTAGAGCCTTATGGATGATTGACATGCCCGTACGCACATCCGCATCCTCTTCGTCTTTCATCAACTGCGGGAGGCCCTTACGAGCCAAGAGCAGGGCCTTACCGCCTCCAGGGACGATGCCTTCTTCGATAGCGGCCTTGGTGGCGTTGATGGCATCCTCGATGCGATGTTTTTTCTCCTTCATCTCAACCTCGGTAGCAGCGCCGACTTTGATGACACCGATACCACCCACAAGTTTGGCCAAGCGTTGCGAGAGCTGTTCTTTGTCGTATACCGACTCCGTTTGATTCATCTGCGAACGAATGGAGTTTGCGCGGTCAGCTATCGCATCCTTATTGCCCTTCCCACCGATGATGGTGGTGGAGTCCTTAGAAGCGATGACCTTGTGGGCCTCCCCTAAGTCATCAACACTGAACGTTGAGAGGGGTCGTCCGATTTCATCCGAAAGAACGGTAGCTCCCGTAAGAACGGCGATGTCCTGCAAGGTTTCCTTACGACGTTCTCCGAAGCTCGGAGCCTTGATAGCGACACCGCTAAACACCTTGCGAAGGTTGTTCAGGATCAAGAGAGACTGCGCATCTCCGTCGATGTCCTCTGCGATAATAATCAGCTCCTTCTTTCCGCTCTTGGCGACAGCTTCCATAATAGGCAGAAGCTCCGATGCGGAAGTGATTTTACAATCGGCGATAAGGACAGGAACTTCGGAATGCTCGGCAACCATTCGGTCCACCTTGTTGACCATGTAGGGTGACGTATATCCCTTATCAAGGCGCATTCCTTTGACCACTTCACGTTCGATGTTGAAGGACGTTCCTTCTTCTACGGTGATAATGCTGTCATTCCCCATTTCCGAAACCATGTCGGCGATGGTCTTACCAATCTCCTTGTCGTTAGCCGAAATCGAGGCGACGTTTTCAATCATGGAGCCGGATACGGGCTGGGCTACATTATCTTTCAGCTCTTTGAGAACCGCATCAAGAGCCTTTTCCATACCGCGTTTTACCGAGAGTGGTTTGGCACCAGCGGTAATGTTTTTAAGCCCTTCTGCAATCATAGCCTGCGCCAATACGGTGGCAGTGGTGGTTCCGTCGCCAGCGACATCGTTGGTCTTGGAAGCGACTTCTTTGACGAGAGAGGCTCCCATATTCTCCAAGCGGTCTTCGAGATCAACCGCTTCGGCAACGGTCACACCGTCCTTGGTGATGAGCGGACCGCCATACGAACGGTCTATAACCACGTTACGGCCCTTGGGGCCAAGCGTGACTTTGACGGCATCGGCTAACTGGTCCACGCCACGTTTCATGGCATGGCGTGCGTCTTCGTTGAATGTAATGGTTTTAGGCATAAGTTATTCGATCACAGCTAGAACGTCATCCGCCGCGATGACGAGATAATCGATCTCGTCTACGGTGACATCATCGGGAGCGTATTTTTTGAACAGTACGGTGGAACCTACAGGGATGTCGGTGACATCCGATCCGACGGAAACGACCACTCCACGTTCGGGACGTTCTTTTCCCGAATCAGGCAGGAGGATGCCTGAAGCGGAGGGTTTTTCTTTTTCTTGCGTTACAAGGATACGTTTGCGCAATGGTCGAATCATAGGAATAGGGTACAAAGCATATTTATCGTTAACAGGATGGTGACATGCGAAAGCATGACGAGCGCATCGATGGACGCGGACCAACCTTCATATCCGATGTTGGCAATCCATTTAGCTATGGATATTGGATTCGCTGTCAGTGTTCCAAGTGCGTCTTTATCTTCTGCGGATGCCTTCATGAAATCTCCACGCCAATCAGAGAAGTGGGTTTTGTGACGCTTCCAGTACTTACGGAATAGGAATCCGTACATCACGATAGCGGAGAGCTGCAAGATAGCTGCTGCGATTTTAATCAGATTCATATTAGTAGGTGTTAGGAAAGGCCATACCATTTTTTAGACGGAATCCATTTCGACGCAGGAATGTGTAGAGAGAACCTTTATCTGCTTTGTAATGGGCCAACATGCTACCGAACGGTATCGTTTGGTAGTTCTGTTTGAGCCAAGCTACTTCGTCGGGAGTCCATTTACGCCCTCGTCTTCCTGGATCGGAAATTCCAGATCGAATGATTTGGTTTTCAACAGCTTTTGTAGAGCGACCAAGTTCAAGAGCCATTTCTCTAGCTGTCTTTGTCGCATGGTTTTCCCGCAAATAGCTAATCTCATCCGTCGTCCATCCGTTATTTAGGATGCCTCCGAGGTTAGATATACCAACCTCACGAGAAGCGTGCGGGCGGTATTTTTTGATTTTGGATATCGAGGCTTGCTGTTGCACCGCTCCAGGTGAGCGTCCCATACGTTCTGCAATCTCCTTTATGCTAAGTTTGGTGTAGTTTTCACGCAAGAACCTCATATCTTCGTCAGTCCATGCTCCCTGTCTCTGGCTTTTTCTTTTCAAGGGATATTCGTGAACCCCTTCATAAGGCTCTCCTTCAGACGGATACGCTTTAGCGGGCGTGTACTCTTGGGCCTTCTCTAAGAGAGATCGGGTTTTTTCGGGGAGCTTGTATTCCAGCTCGTCCTCTTCGAAGGCATCGTCAATGACAGATGTAGGGATGAAGCTCGTCTTTACAACATCGTTGTCTAAACGTTTGCGCTTCAAGTCGGTAACGGATTTAACCGTGGCTAGGAATGCCGTCAGTAATACGATTTCCGTAAGGAAGATGAGCAGGGCATCTATAATGGATTGGTTCATATGATATGGTTTATCGGTTATCTCGAACTTTGCTTCGTAGATCGGTACTTACGCGCAGGAGTTTCCGAGGCTCCACTTTCAGGTCCTCGCTCCAAAATCCGTCGATGTCATCTTGGAGTTCTGGAGTGTTACTGAAGATGAATATTCGGAGCCTCTCGAACGCTTCATGTCCGATGATCGGATGACCTAGGGCGGAAAGAGTGATGGCAAGCTCAATGTTTCGTGTCTTGTACAGGTTCCCTACAATTCCTTCCGTAGGTTGTGCTTTGTAAGGCTTGCTCATAAACGTTGGTTAACCCGTCTTAATCTTGATCTTGGACGGTACTTTGAATTCAGTAGGTTGTTTGTATTTGATGAGGCCAAGGGACGATTCAATCGTCAGGCGCTTCATAAAGAACAGGTACGCTGTCACACGCCGGCACCAGTTGGTCGCATAGCCGTAGGAACGGCCAAGGGCGTGATTGACCTGTCCGAATGTGACTTCGCCTTCGATGTAAGCAAGGAACAGTTCCACTTCTTCGTTCGAGAAGTCCGAGTACGTCGTCGGACGACTGGTAAGGAACTCGCGTGCTTTTTGAATCAACTCCATATGCTATGGTTAGTGGTTAAAACGGTTCTCCGTTTGGTCCGTCAGGAACAATACGCGGAGTCTGGGAGCCGGATTTATAATACACCGGACCTTTTTTAGCGTATGGAACCTTTGTGGCTACATCGCTAGCTTTATTGCCGTCGTCGTCCTCTTCTCCCTGAATCAGGAACATGGAGACGAGAGCGTAACGGCGCATGTAGGTAATGACACCTCCGAATTTCTGCGGGTCTGGATTTTGGATGAGCGGTACAACGCGGCTGAAGGATTCTCCGCTCTCTGAATCCGTTACGACGGTTTCGATAGCCGGCACTCCTTCGATGTGTGTAAGTGGTTGGTTGACGACGAGCTTCTCTCCCTTCAACAGCGGGAGGAGCGTGGCAATAACCGTATTGATGTCGAAGTAGGATGACTTCCAGTGCGGATTAGTTTGATCCTTGGCAATCGCTTCCATTCTGTCTTGGAGACGTTGCAATTTTTTATCGAGGTTTGGTGTCATATGCTATCCGTGGTTATCAATCGCTTTTTTAAGTTTCTTGATAGTCTGTTCGCGGAGACGAGGGGCCTCCTCCAAAATATCGATGACGGCCTCTCCACTTCCGAACGCCATGACACCATCAGTACCGTCGGCTGTCTCGAAAAAGAAAACTCCTCCGCGAATATCGTCGATACGTTTTTCGGCTTTTCCATTTTCCAAGAACTCGACAGCGAAGTCAGGGACTTTGTCCGTTTCGATGATTTTATTCCTACTCACAAGATCGGAAAGAGTTTGCTTCTCTTGAGCCGGAGCTTTGAACCGGTCCGTGATGAGACGCTCGATGGTCGCCAAGCGCTCGAGCACCTGCTCCAGCAGTTCAACCGTCTTGTTTGTTTTCAACGGCATAGCCTTTTTCATAAGTAATGTTTCCGTAAATATCCATCTTTGCTTCGCTACTTTCTGGGCGCATTTCCCATGCGAACATCTCGCCGGAAATCGGACATGGGGAACTGCCATGGGACTGTTGCATATCGGCCTTTGATAAACCTAATGGTTCTCCGTGATTCGCTCACGGACAACGAGGTAAACCAATCTGGTTTGCTTTCGTTGTCATATGTCATCACCTTTTCCTTTCTGTTTAACCGGCAGTAATCTGCCGTACCTATCGCGTTCACGCTTTGAGGTGTGTTCGCGTGCATGTTCTCCATGCGTTAATAATTCGAGATTTTCTAACCGATTGTCCGTCTTGATCCCGTTAATATGGTGGACGTGTTCGTTACGCAGTAACGGTCGTCCGAGATGTTGTTCCATAACATAACGGTGCATCCGCGTACGTTTATCACGATTCACACTAACGTAACCGCCCTTATCCACCCAACCGCCTTTATAGTTCGCTTTTCCTAACTTATTACCTTTCTTGAAGCCGTGGATTTTTGCGGTTTCACTGGTAAACCTTCCCGTGTTTTTCATACATAGGACTATTGATTATGGACTAATCCGACCGTGCGCGGAGCGCGGCTTGGTGTCTCGAACGCCACCATACTTTTACCGGTGAGCTTCGCCGCACGACGGAAGTGAGACATAGAGACTTCTTCTTTGTCATCGGATACAGCGAAACGGACAGCGTTCAGGACTACGTTCTTTACTAAACCTCCGGTCAATTCCCATTCAATCATCTCTTCGATGTCCACGTCCTTGTTCAAGGGAAGCGTATCCGGCAAGAACTTCTGCCAGATGACCTTGAGCTGATCTTTGGTCGGAGCCGGAAACTCCAGCACCAGCGACAGACGGCGCTCAAGGGCTTCATCAAGTTCACCAATGCGGTTGGTGGTCATGATACAGATTCCTTCGAAGAGTTCGATTTCACGCAAGAGCGTGTTGATATGCGAACCGAGAATCATGCCGACATTCGAGCGGGACGAAAGCAACGAATCACATTCATCGAACAGGAGAACCTTGTGTTTGCTCTTTGCGTCTTTGAACGCCTGCTTTACGTTGCGTTCCATCTCACCTGGAGTAGATGACTGGAGCATGGCGTTGTCCATGACGAGCAACTCTCGGCCGATAGCTTTGGCCAAACAGGTGGCCGTCCATGTCTTACCAGTACCAGGAGGTCCCCAGAAAAGCATGGTCATACCTTTACCGTACTCGATGACCTTGCCCATCCCCCACTTGTTGAAGATTTTGTCTTGGTGGATGTGCTGCTTTAACACCGCAACAATGGCGTTGCGGTTTTCCACGCTCATAACAACACGGTCGAGTTCTTTATCGTCGATCTTACGGTCGGATAAACGCTTCCGGTCTTCTGTATAGAGCTTTTTCCATTCCGAATGGAGCATCAGCTCCGGCGATGTGGATGGATAGACTCCGATCATTCTATTTGACCATTGAACAGGAAATTCATGGTCGGGCACATCCACCGCCTCGTTTTGGCAGCAGATGCCTACGATAGGCATCCCTTTGCCGTCATCGACATCAGGGAAGTACGGATTAGCTACATTAACGGGAAACATGGTGGGTCCATTCGACAGGAGGACCACTTCATCACCTATTTTGAAACGCAATTTTCGAGGGGGCACACTGTTTGTAGATGGTATGTTAGGTTGGACAACGGACCAATTACCGGAAGTAAGCGGCTGATAGGTACGGTACATCTGACGTTTCTTAGCGTCAGATACTATCATCCGCATTATTTCTTCTGCCTCTTCTAGAGGGTCCATATGCTACTTTTCGTCATCGAGGTCCATGAGAGACATGAGGTTTTTAGCGCGTGGCTTTTTGTCACTGGCGAACTTTCCAAAAAGGTCTTCGTGGATGTTCACGACACCACGCTTGTCATCAATGCTAAGGTCGCCGAACTCCTTTAGTTCCGCCTTAACCTCGACCCAGAAACGAGCGCGACGATAGTCATACTTCTGCACCTTCTCATAAAGGCGGCGATACGTTTCAACTACCTCGTCCGACAACTCCTCCGATTCCTTTTGTATAGCTTTCCACGCTTCCTTCATGTCCTTGGTCATGGGAACGGTACGAGAGATAGGGGTGTGTCTTTCACCATCACCTTCGGCACCGAGCATGGCACCCAAACGGCTTAAAATATCGAGCTTATTCATAAAACATGGTATGGATATGATATGCTAGGTTTTAATAGTCTAGCTTGATACGACATTAGCGTAGGAATTTTGGAAGCGCAAGTCATTCTGGGGATAACTTTTTAGCCTTCAAATCCCGCATAAACCGATACTCCTTGATGTAGCTTTCGAGGCGATTGGCGTTATGGAGCTGGCGCACCCGTTCACGGGAAAGATTAAGCAACCGTGCCCATTCCGCTTGGCTGTGGGTTTCATCGCCGTAGGTAAACGTGCGAGTGGCCCGTGACTGCTTTCGTTCATTCGCTTCTCGCATAAGGCACCCACAGGATTTCGTGTTACCACGCTCGACATAGCCCCCATTCTTTTGGCACTCGTTCCCACAATCGCATTTGAAAACCCATCCGTGCCAAGGACGGGCTTCATCTACCAAACGGACAGCCGTAAGCCGTCCGTATTTTTGTCCGATTACAATCATTTCTCTTCTTGAAGTTGAGTTAGCCAAGGTATTACTGGCGTAGCATCGGGGTCACAGCATCCACACTCGTCTGGCAGGTGACAGCCCGTTACAAAGTCCCTCATTTTGGACTTGATATATTCCTTCGCCTCCTCCAGCGCGCGTCGTCTAGCTTCGGCGATAATGGCGGGGATGTCTTCAAAGCGAAGAACGCGATCATGAGATACATGCTGACCGTGTTCCTCCGTCCAACATTCTGGAAAGCCAACATCTCCCCATTTAAGACCGCATCTCCAACAGAAAGTTTGTTTGGCCAACTCCTTCCGCCATTTTTCGTACTCTCCCATCATTTCACCAGGTTCAGGGAGCATAGGGTTAAAGCAGGCTCATATGATTAAATCTATCATCATCATCGTTTAGAGCGAACACCATTACGGTAAGTGAACCTTCTGGTACCTCTGTCTTCCCAGCATCCCGCACTATTGCGATGGCTTCGGAAGAATGTTCAAGCATTTGCTTCTGTGTGGCATCCAAAACAATGACTGGTGAATGGAAGTTTTCTTCATTAAGTGATACTTCAAAAGAAGCGTGGGCAATTTGTGCGGCGATTTTACCGGAGGACATTCCTAGATCAGAGTTCACTAGATATACGAATTTCATATCCCTTTCTCTAGCGCGGATAAAATGTCATCTATTGCCTCGTTATAACCTTGACGGAATAGACTTTTGGACACATCCATTTTATAATATTTAGATTTTATCACACCTTTGATGTCGTCTAAAGTGGGAATTGTTTCCTTCTCAAAATCGTCCATTACAGTATCCGTACGGGGATTAGGAATCATCTCCGCTAAAGTCTTTTTCGCCTCCTCAATCGTTCTCCTCCGTTGCTCGGCGAGGAGGGCGGGGATGTCGAAATGGTATTCCGGATCACGGAAGTCATGTGAGCAAAACCGTTCGCTCGGATGCGCCTTCCGCATATACTCTTTATTATCCCACCATGGTTTATTTAGTGTCATATCATCATTTGCTCTGCAAAAAGCACAGATCGGTTCTTCGCCATGACATTTAGCACAGCATCCGTCGGCATCTTCTTGGTTAGCAGGATTAGGCGCAAGGTTTATGATTTATCATTAAATATCCAACGATCAATTAATTCAATCAACGCATCCACATCAATAACACTAATACACTCCGAACCATTGCCGG